TGGTGCCCCGTGCTTTTGAGATTCCACGTCCTCGTGGTGTCAAGCAGAGTATGGATGAACTCCACGCTAAGAGCGTATTCCGCTACATTGAGAAAGGGACCGCTACAGTCTATGGATCACACAAAGCTCACCGTTCAGGAGGGCGGTCGCATGTGTCTAAGACCTATATTTACGATGATATCGTAGGCCTGGGTTACGAAGATAAGTTTGCCGCTCCAGTCCTGAATCACTGGCAGCCCTGGAGACAGGCCGCGATTGACATCATGGGTCAGCAGCACACAGTGAACGCACAGATTGTAGATGAGTGTGCGCAGGCCTTCCTGGATGATATTTTGAACGAGCTTCCTGAAGGAGCTCTTGATGAAGTCCGTATCTTGACTGTCGATGAGGCCGTCAATGGTTTACCAGGCGTGAAGTACATTGATCGAATGAACCTCAACTCGTCCATGGGATTCCCCTGGAACAAGTCCAAGCGAAATTTTTGCGAAGATTTGGGCGAGTATGAGCACTGGACGAACTACGTGAAGATGAGCGAGGAGATCCTAGACGAGGTAGAACAGATCAGAACACTGTATCGTCAGGGGATTCGTTCCAATGCTGTGTTCCGAGCGCATCAGAAGGACGAGGTCATTTCGAAGCTCAAGGCCCTTGCCATGAAGACGCGAATCTTTGCAGGAGGAAGTGGTCCGTTGGGGATAGTGATGCGACAGTATTATCTGTCCCTTGTTCGGGTCATTCAGAAGTATAAGACAGTTTTTGAGGCAGCGCCAGGGACTAATGCCACATCCGTGGAGTGGTGCCAGTTTTACCACTGGCTCACAGAATTTGGACCCGAGTGGATGATTGCAGGAGATTTTAAGTACTTTGATAAGAATCAGGATCCCACTTTTATGCTTGCAGCATTTTGGATTCTCGAGCAGCTTTTGCAGCGTCCTGGGATTCCGGAGGAGATTATGGTCGAGATCAGAACTAACAAGTACGACATTTGTTTTCCTGTGACGGAATTCAATGGAGATTTTGTTTGCTTTTGGGGTTCAAACCCCTCTGGGCAGATTCTCACTGTCATTATCAATTGTCTGGTGAACAGCATTTACATGCGGTATGCCTGGCGAATGGGTGGCAACGAAGTGAAGAAGTTCAGACAATTCGTCCGTTTGTTGACTTACGGTGATGACAATATCATGGGGGTTGATCCCAAGTTCAAAGATTTGTTCAATCACTGTGTGATTCAAGACGAACTGGCAAAGATAGGAGTGGTATATACTATGGCAGATAAAACTGCTGAGAGTGTCCCGTTCCTTCCAATTGACAAGGTCTCCTTCTTGAAGCGCTCTTGGGTGTTTAATGAAGATGTAGGATCGTTCGTCGCACAGTTGGAACATGATTCAATTGCTAAAAGTCTGTTGCGTCACCTTCCCTCAAAGACGGTATGTGATCAGAAGCTCGCATGCGATTCGATGTACTGTGCTCTGCTTGAGTACTTTATGTATGGTCGTGATGAGTTCGAAAAGCGCAGGATGCAGTTCCAAGCGATTGTTGAGAGAAGAGAACTTTCCGCATATGCTACCACGTTTCCGACGTATGATGAGCTTGTGGAGAAGTACCTGGCCAATGGGTCGGGAGTTGCGCCTGACGGAAG